AATAACTAGAAGAGAAAATTTTATCTAGTGAATTTTGGTCACTAACTATTTCGCGATCAACTTCTGGCCTTCCATCAAACCTACAACAAGGCACTACAGATGAATCTGATAATATATCCATTGCTCGAAAGACATAAGGACAGAAAACTTTACTTTTATTAATATCCATTAATTAACTCTTCCAATTTAGGAAATACAGTTTTCCAATTTTCATTTCTAATTTTATCTATAGTTTCTGTTATATTAATAAAGCTTTTCATTTTACTAGGTACAGCATATTTTGTAAGCTTTCTTGAATCATTAATAAAATGTACAACCCTTTCTCGTATCCTTTTACCAGAAATTTGTTTATTTTTTTGTAAAGATTCAACTATTTTTTGTTTAACATCTGGACTAAAATTAGTTATACTCATATACTGTGGTTTATGAACTAATGTTTCATTTGAGTGACGTATTTGAAACTCTGTATAAATCCAATCAAAAAGCTCTTGCAAATATAATACATTATAGATAGATATTGTAGTATTAATATGAAAGTTAATAACTGGATTCTCTACTGAAAATCTATACCATTTTCTTGCTGTATCTTCAATTACTTTCCAATCACTACCAGATCGTAAATAATCACTTCTTTTACCTATAGCGTCAATACTTAAAGATAAATTAACTGCTTTAAATTGTGCTAAAGCTTTTAAAAATTTATCTTTTGGAAAGAACGATGAATTAGTAAAAACTTCCAAAGTAATGTTTTTTGCAATTCCCCAATCATTAAGCTTTATTATATATTCTAAAAAATATTCACTTAAAAAAGGTTCTCCTCCAGTTACTCTCAAATACTTTAAACTTTGTGATTGCTTACGTGATAAACTTAAGAAAGCATTATTTAATTGATTTTTAGGATCAAGCATTTTATCATTTACATCCATTCGAAAATGATCAGCCATAAATTTTGAAGATTTAATCTCTGGATGAAATCCACTTGACGTGTAAGGATTACAAGATCTACATTTTAAATTACAAAACCTACCAGATTCGATTTCTAAATATTCTAAATTTAACTCTGTACTTTCTTCCATATGTTGTCCAGCCCAAAGACGCATACTGTTAATTCCTGCATCTTCTTCTTCATAACATCGCCAACAACTCTTAAGCTTTTCTCCATTTAACATTTTCTTTCTTATAATATTGAAATATTCTGATTGGAAAATATCAACAACTGAGGTTGACTTACTCGCAACTGATTCAGTTACCGGTGAATAACGGGTAACCCATCTACAACAGGGTGTTACTTCAGCATTTGAGAGTATATTAACTGCTCGAAAGGCATAAGGACAAATTGATTTGTTTTTAATAGTATCCATCATAATACTATTTAATGTAAATTAATTTGTAATTATTTTAGCTTCTGGCGGTGATCCTGCTATTTTTTTAGATGACAATAAAGTTTTAGCATATTGATCTACGGCTACTGAATTAGCTTTAGTCATTACTATAATTTTTTCTTTAGAAATTTCTACTGGAACAGTTATATCTTGCATTAATATATACTGACCCATAGCGATCCCTTGTGGTGTCTGAATTAGTGCTAATGGCTTATTAACTGTAAGCATTGAGTTGTTATCTGTAACAACTTTTGCAATAACTTCTTCTCCAGATACAAGCTTTAATGCTACGATATCATCTTTTTTTATTTGTTCTTTTAACATTATAATTTAAATCCTTTAAATGTGTCTTTGTTTACATCTTGTTTTACTCCACCTACAATATAACTTTCAACTTCTGTTTCTTGTGGTGCTACTTGTAGCCCTGATGACGATAACCAGTGCTGTGTCCAAGGTAATGGATTTTGTGTTACTACCTGATCAAAAATTGGCTCCATACCTATTGCTTTTAGTCTTTTATTAGCAATAAACTCAACATATTTAAATAATAGTCTATCGTTTAAACCAATAATACTTCCATCTTTAAACAAGTGTTTTGCCCACGCCTTTTCTTCTTCAACGCAAGTTTTAAACATCTCATATACTTGACTATCGCATTCTTTGATAATCTTTATGAAATCTATATCATCACCTTGTTGCCAATTTTTAATAACGTGTGTAGTTAAAGCTAAATGCTGAGATTCATCTCTAGCAATTAATGAAATAATTTTTGCTGAACCTTCCATAAGTTTAAGTTCACCAAAAGCAAACGTACAAGCAAATGAAACATAAAACCTTAAACCTTCTAAGATATTTACATTAATCATTGCAAGATACAATTTTTTCTTTACCTCATATAAATCGCCTTTACCTTTTACTGTATAATCTAATGCCGCATTACTAAAATCATCATAATGTTTTGTAACTGATACTGCTCTTTTTAAGATTTCTTTATCATTTAAAATTGTGTCAAAAACTTCAGATGGATTAGCATAAACATTTTTCATAATGTGTGTATAAGAACGTGAGTGTATTGTTTCAAAAAAGTCCCAAGTTACAATGCAACTTTCTAATTCTGGATTCGAAACATAAGGTAAAAATGCCAATGATGGGCCTCTGCCCTGCACACTATCTAATAGTGTTTGGTATTTTAAGTTTGCTGTAAATATATGTTTTTGTTCAGGTCTAAATGTAGAATAATCAGCCCTATCTTTTTGCAAACTAATTTCTTCAGGTCGCCAAAAATATCCAAGCATTGTTTGATTTAATTTATCCAAATGCGGATATTTAAATATATCATACCTTTGTAAATTTTGATCTGCACCAAAGAACATAGGTTCTTTTATAAAATCAATTTCGTTTCTATTAAATACTGTTTTACTCATTTAAATTATTTATTTTCCTATATAACACAAGAATCACAATCTTCATCAGCTTTTACTTCTAAATTTGCTTTTGCAAACTCTTGTGCCGCAATTTGAATTGGAGCAACTTCTACTTCAACTGACGCATCAGTTTTAAAATCATATGTATTTTGATAATAACTAGTTTTCCATCCTAACTTATAAGTTGTTAATAAGTCTTTAAACATAACACTCATTGGCACTTCATTATTTTCAAAATGCGTAGGATTATAACTCCAATTACCTGAAATTGCTTGATCAAAAAATTTCTGCATAATTGATACAATGTTAATATAACCTTCATTACTTGGCATCTCCCATAACAAGGTATAATACTCTTTTAATGTTTTATATTGTGGGACAATTTGTTTTAGTGGACCTTTTTTACTTTTTTTAACTGACAAATATCCTCTAGGTGGTTCTATTCCATTTGTAGCATTACTAACAACAGAAGAACTTTCACTTGGCATTTGTGCTGATAATGTTGAATTTCTCATACCAAACTCTTTTACTAGTTTTTTTAATTTTTCCCAATTTAATTTTAATGTTGTATTACATATACTATCTAAATCTTTTTTATAATGATCAATTGGCATTAAGCCATCTGCATATTTTGTTTTTTTAAAATATTCACATCTACCTTTTTCTTGTGCTAAATTCATTGATGCTTGAATCAAATAATATTGGAATGCTTCAGATAATTCGTGTACAACTTTTAATGCTTTCTTTTCGTTATATCCTGCACCGTGTTTAGCTAGGTAATGTGCAAGACCAATATATCCAACTCCCAAACTTCTTCTTGCTTTAGTTGATATTTCAGCCGCTTTAACTGGATACTGTTGATAATCAATAATTTCATCTAAAGCTCTAACTGACAAATCACATAAGTTTTCTAACTCATCTAAATCTTTTATAATACCAACATTAATAGCACTTAAAATACAAAGAGCTATTTCACCATCACCATCAATATGTTGGAGAGGAGCAGTAGGTAATGTAATTTCTTGACATAAGTTACTCATATTAATTTTATCTTTAAAAGATGAGTGACTATTACAATGGTCTATATTCATAATATAGATACGACCAGTTTCTGCTCTTTCTTTTAAAAGATTATTAAACAATTCTTGTGCAGGTATTTTTATTTTTCTAATACTTTTACTTTTTTCATATTTAACATACAACGCATCAAATTGATCTGTACCAAATGCATCATACAATCCTGGCACTTCGTGAGGTGAAAAAAGGCTTATATATTCATTAGATAAAAGTCTTTCATAAAATAATTTACTAATTTGTATTGAATAATCTAATCTACGAACTCTATTATCTTCTGTACCTTTGTTATTTTTTAATACAAGTATGTCTTCAATCTCTTGATGCCAAATAGGAAAATGCACAGTTGCACTACCACCACGTACACCATTTTGTGTACAACATCTTACAGTTGATTCGAATTTTTTTAGAAATGGAATCACTCCTGTGTGTGCTACTTCGCCACCTCTAATTTTAGCATTAATACCTCTAATACGTCCTGCATTAATACCAATACCGGCTCTTTGTGCAATATACCTACCAATAGCCATATCACTTGAAAAAATGCTTGGAAGTGTATCATCAACTTCAACCAGAACACAACTTGCAAATTGTTTCATAGGTGTTCTTACTCCAGCCATTACCGGTGTAGGAATATTAATTTTAAAAGTAGAAATAGCATTATAATATTTTCTAATATATTTCATTCTTGTGTCTGATGAATAGTTAGCAAACAATGTACAAGCAATCATCATATACATATATTGTGGTGTTTCATAAACAGCACCAGATGATCTATCTTGTACAAGATACTTGTCTACAACTTGCCTAAGACCTGCGTATGTAAAATCCCAATCTCTTTCGTGCTTAATATAACTATTAAGTTTATTCCATTCATCATCAGAGAATTTTTCTAAGATTGAGTTATCATATACCTTACGTTCAATATTTCTTGATACCAAGTATCTTAATGGAATATAACCATCCAATGGCAACCATTTACCAAATACGTGTTTTTGTAATGAGAAAAGAAGTAACCTTGCCGCAACATATTGGTAATTAGGATTATCTAAAGTAATTAGATCATTTGCTGATTTTATTAAAACTTCTTGAATGTCATTTGTTGACATTCCATCACTAAATTGTAAACCTGAATTCATTTCAACTTGTGACGATGACACACCTGTAAGTCCATTACAAGCCGCTTCAGTCATTTTATGAACTTTATTAATATCTAATAATTCTTTTCTTCCGTCTCTTTTAATAATATAAAGTTCAGCTGTGGTGTCAGTTGTAATATTCATTGTTAATTCTTATCTTCAAACTCTTTTTATTCTGTATATATAACAATACTAGACATTAATGGATTTGTCAATGTAAAATGTTTGAAAATCGTGGACAAAAATTAACTTGTTAACCAACGTTTTAAAACATATGATAGTGTAGCATCAGTAGTAGCATTCGTATTCGTGTATTGTAACTTAACTAATCCGCCACTAATTGCAGGAGTACTAAATGTAATTTCACTAGTATCTGTTGTTTCAGTTCTATCATCAATATAATGAACGTTAGTACCATCTGAAATAACTCTAATACAACCTACGGCATAAGCAGAACCTAATTTTAATGAATAATCTAAAAAATAAGTGTTAGCTTCAGTAACTTCAAAACTTGTTATATCTGCTGTCGATCCACCTTGAGATAATGTTTTTTTAATTAAAAATGTTGGTCCAACATATTGGTTATTATCAAATTCTGGTTTACTATCTTGCGTATAAATTTTAATATTACTAGCTACTGTTACTTCGGCTGTACCAACTGCATCATTTAAGAATTTAGATAATGATATTGCTTGTTGAGGACTATCCATTTCAATTAATAATGAGCCAGGCACATCAATTTGTCCAGAAGTATATCCTAATCCTGGCATTGTTCCACGTATAAACACAGCCGTATTAATACCAGCTGATCCTATTCCATCTTCTTGTGCTAATTGGGTAGCAAATGAATTTTGTCTAGCAACTTGTTGAGCACCGTGGTCTCCAATATCAATAAATCCTGTTCCTGATGTTAAATCAGAATATAAAGTATATGTTGCTTGACCTGTAGCACTAAACGTTATAACATCTTCGGTTCTTGAAACTGCTGTTGTTACATCTGCTATCGTTATAGACATTTCGTCTGCATAAGCTTTTTTAACATAATCAATTATTTCAGTACCGAGCCATTTAGTTACACATAAAACAGTATTATTTTCAGGTATACCTGCGGCGTTAAATGTTATAGTTAAATCTGTACCTGCTACACCAACTGAGTATGAACTAGTTGAAACTAGACCTGGTATTTTATTAATATTGTATTTTGTTACTATAATATCATCTGAACCAAAATTTAAAGATGACTTTCCAGTTGGAAATACTAATGCTGTACCACCATTTAAAACTGTTGAGCTACCATTAGTTCCATCACCTACAAAACTTTCAGTTGATGCCATTTGAAAAACAACTAATCTAGTATTAATTAAACTCTGTACAGTTGCCTGTGCATTTAAAAAATTACCTACTTGCACCATTCTGTTTCTAGCAGATTGGTCACCCCCACCAATATACAATTCTCGTGTATCTAATGCGAAGCCAATTTCACCTTCAGCTAATGGCTGAGGTAAATCAGTACGATTTCCTCTTCTATTTTTTAATCTTACAAATGTTGTTGTCATCTCATAAACCTATTATATAATACTATTTAGTAGCTTTGTAATATTGTTCAACTTTGTCTAACCACATATCTGTATATTTTTTAAATTCGCTATTTTTGACTAAAAATTGCTGATATTCACCAGAATGTGATACAATGAATATTAAACCTGCTTGTATATCTGTGTTATAAACTTCATTATGTGCTAAGGCATAAGCGGCACATTGAACAAAATAGTCATCTATCCATTCTCTCTTTTTAACTTTACGACTTGTTTTAAAATCACCTATAACTGGCAATCCATCATATACACAAACCATATCGGCCGTTCCAGCATATAAATTTGGAAAACACAACCCCTGCTCAACACCCCAAACTTCATTTAGTTTATCAAAGCCTTGATCAATAATAATATCACTTAATCCTTTTGCTTTTTGATATACTTGATTTGTACCGGTAGGGCGTTCTACACCTTCAACATACGACTCTAAATGTTTATGAGTAACTGTACCTAAATTAGCACTTTCAGTTACTATTCTTTGTGCTTCTGCATAACCTACTCTTCTCTTCCAAGCATTAAGACCTGTCATATCTTTTGAATGGGATAAAATTGTAGTAACACTCGGAACAGGATTACCGTCTTCACCAACATAATGACGTTTACCGTTTATTGTTGTTCTTTTTAATTTTTTATATTGAAATTTTTCTACAAGTAGTTTAGTCAATTAAAGATCCCTATCAATGGTTTTTTTAGCAAGTTTATTAACTGCCTTTTCATTATCCATTGTAGCATCTTTACTGTGTTGTGTCAAATTAGAATTTGTTTTTAGGGTAATTTTATCTTGATTTATGCTCTTAACCATTGCCATATTTTTTACCAAATCAGCTAAAGAGTTAACATTTACAGAATGGCCCATTTTATTAAGTTCATCTGCCATTGAATCAGTGTTAATTTCATCATTACCTTTAGCAACTAATCTCACAAGAAGATTAAGTGCGTCAGTACGCAATTTTGAAATATAATTTTCTGAGATTTCTCTAACTAACATTATGCCTTCTTGGCTCTACCAAGAGGCTCATCAAGTGGTCCTGATGCCGCATCGTCACCATCAGATGCTATATCACTATCTGCTGGTTCTTCAATTTCTAAAGAATCATCATCCATAGATGATACATCTGCTTCTGGGTCTGTCATACCTGTACTACCTGTCGCAGGTGCTTCGCCTTGAAGTATTAATACTTCATTGTTAACACTCTCTTTGGCTTCTCTAGCCGCATTTAATAAATTGTCAATAATTTCGTTTACATTTCCATTAAACGAACTGGCTTTATCTGCACCAAATTGTTGTTGCATTTGATCAACAATTGCACCTAAATCATCATTTTGCATTTTACCAAGATCTTCAATCATACTTTGTAAAGCATCAACTAAATTTTTCGAAGCTAAAACAGTTTCAGCTTGTTCTAAACCACCGTCTTCTTTAACAGATTGTTTGCTTTCACTTGCCGGAACTTGACCGTCAATATTTACATCTGATAATGGACTATCTTCACCGTCTTCATTATCATCATCTGGTTTTCTTCGCATCTCTTCATCATCAATTTGTCCTATCATTAAAACAATAGCTTCTGATAAAAGAATGTTTTTTGCATATTGAGGATTTTCGTGGTAAGAATTAAAAGGTAAACTCATTTTAAGCTCTTCGCGTTGCTTGTCTAAAGCTTCTCTAGTAGCATATAATTTTTCTATAGCAACTTTGTCAAACACTTTAAAACCATAAGTTTCTTCAAGCCAACGATTTACTTTAGCTATTCGTGATTCGTATGTGGATTTAAGATCGTTTAGTTTCATAACAATGTTATTTATACATCTGAGCTATTAATTTCCTCATTGTAATTACCTTTTATATGAGTTTTTATATCGAGTAACTCTTCCTCTAGCTGATTTATAGTCTGTGTAGCCATACCTTTTTCTTCTTCTGACAACGATCTGTCACGTAATTTAAGTGATTCGAACCATATGTTTTTGGCTATTCCATTATAATGTTCATTCTCATCTAACAACTGTTCAATTTCTTCTGAGTCTTTATTAGCTCCATTTATTAAAGTTTTTACAATCATATATGCTGTTTCGTACAATCTAATTTCAGTATACAATATATTTTGATTTAATTTATTAATAATATTATAGCTTTTATATTTTTTCTTAGTAACTTGAATAATATAATTACCCACTTCAACTCCATCAGCACGTTTTTTAGTAGATATTGCTTCATTAAATGCAGGATTATCTATATTTTTTACTATAGTATCTTTAATAACTCTACTAGTAATATGATCGAACTTGTCCAACATAGTTCTAATACGTTGAACTTTTTCTTTATGAACATCTTTTTGTCCTTTAAATTTCTTTAACTGCAATTCCATATGATCTAGAAATTTTACTGGTGGCACTCCTGGAGGACCCCATCTAGCAATTATTTTCATAACTTTAAAATGTTCTATTGCAGAATTAAGAGAAGGGTAATCTGGAAAGGTTGGCACACAATATTGTACATTTCTATCATATGGGTCACCACTTCCGTGTGGATTGCTATTATTATATTTGTTATATCTATTATTATATCTCATTTATAGTATTAATATACAAAATTTATTAACAAAGATCAAGTATTATCTTCGTCTTAATGACTTGTTTAATGCCCTAACCCTACGTGAAGCAGGATTAAACTTTTTAGAAAACCTGATTTTTCTTTGTAATCTAGAACCCATTCTAGCTTTCATTTTTTTCATAACAAAACGTTTTTTAAGATCTAAAGGAGCACTACAAACAGAAGGATTACTAACAATTCTACCTTTTTTTCTACCAAATGTACAACGATATTTTCTTACTACCTCTTTACCTTTTCGGCCATATATTAACTTGGCTTCACGGATTCCAGCATTTATAATATCACTAATAAACATTAACTTCTCCCTGATGTCCTTGCCAAAGTATTTTTCGTTTGAGTAGGTTTTCTTCTCTTTTTAATCTGTTTATTTAACTTTTTAACAATTTTAGAAGTTGGATTATATTTTTTAGTAAACTGTGATAACTTGCCCATCATTGTCGCACGTTTGGCACGAGTAGCTCTCATCTGCATTCTTTTACCAATGTTTATTGGTGCTGTACACGTGGCTGGGTCGGCTACTATTCTGCCTTTCCTTGGACCCATTTGGCATCTATATCGTCTCTTAAGCTGATTCTTATACTTTCCGTATATTTGCGGTGTGCCTTCTCCTACTATGTCTTTTATCAGCATTGTTATTCCTTATCTAAGTATTGTTGCAACGAGCATAGAAATTAATGTAAAAAACATTGTACCAGCAGACCATAAAATAATCTTTTGCATTTTCTCAAAGCCTTTATCCATACTATCTTCTAATTTTACCATATGGGCTTCAACTCTATCAAACCTGTTTTCGATAACCTCGTGACGCTCACGACTTAAAGCTACGTGAACCTCTAAACTACCATATTCCACAGTTTCTTTGGGATTTGCTGTAGAACTTGCTATCACTGGTTTTGCTGGTTTTTCCATCTCTCTCGTTTCTCCTTAAAATTTAATAATCCATATGTTTGTATTTACTCCTTGAGTGTATATTGTATCACTAAACAAAATCACATTATTTAAACGATTTTCTAACACTCCTACTGGATTTGCTCCTAGCTCAAATAAATTCTTCTGTTCAACTCCAAATGTCACTTCATATACTTGTTTACCTTTGTATGTAGATCTACGTGGTTTTGAGAAAAATAATATTTTTCCATACATAGTAATTAACTGATGCAAATGATCAAAATCTTTTTCTTTATCAAAATTTAAATCATTATTTTGATAATCTATTGGTAAAGTTGTAATTATCTTATAAACTTCAAGATCTTCACTCACTTGCATATATTGATTCTTACTTGTATTTAAAGAATACATTATCTTCTTCTTGCTCCTACTGCCACATTCCTAGGCAACGATTTTTGCTTCACTGTATGCCTATCTCTAAGATTTCTTTCTCTAACCATACTTTGTAATATTCCATATAATTCACTTCTAGAAACATTGTGTCTCATATATTGCATTATATCAATAGTAACATTATATTTTTCTTTTTCTTTTAAACGATCCCAGTCAGAAACAAATCTTCTTATTTTTTTCAAATCAGATGACTTTACAGCTAACTGTGTTTCTAATCTAATCAACATACTTGACGTTTGTTTTCTTGAAAATGTATCTGTTGAAATATATCTTAATAAATGATTTATATCTGTATAATGTCGTTGTAGTCTACCAATATACTCTTTACTGCTTCGCTTATTAGTAAAGTTTACTATTGATCCTGTGCCTACAATACTATGTAATAACAAATATAAATCTGTTCCATTAGTTCTAAAGAAATCATAATTACCATAACTCATACTTCTAATAATATAATTTTTTGCAATTTTTTGATATTTGTATTCTCCTGTTAAAACTAATAATGCTAAACAATACGCATAAACTAATTCACCATTTTCAGATGCTGAATTTTTTCCTAAATCTTGTCTTGATCTAAAAGCTCTACTTTCACTTAAATTATTAACTAGTGTAAAACTTTCTTTGGCAAAATTCTTTCTAGAAAAATCTAATCTATCTACAACTTTAACTGCATTACCTACGTGATCTACTGCAACAAATCCTTCTTGATCTCTGACTACATAATCATCGCCTTGTAATTCAAAAGCGTCAATAGATTTAATATTTTTTAATTTTTGATATAATGTATTTTTGATTGCTGTTAATTTTAACCAAGCACTATACCAATTTTGAATATTAGTCTTATTTGCCATATAATAATTTCGCCATTGCTCTAATGCTAATAATCTTCTTTGGCCAGCTGGTCCTTCTGTGCCTGTTTTTAATTTTTCAATTGCTTTTTCAACTCTTGCTTCATAGTCTTTAGCAAAGTTATAAAAAAATGTTAACGGGTCTTGTGTAATATTTCCAGCTTTAATCATATTGTTATGATTTGCGTGAACAAGTTGTTTAAAATCTTTACCTAATTCATTAGCTTCTAAAAAATCAAAAATATTGCCTGATGCATTAATATATTTTTCAGCATCAGCAATTGACTGATTAACATTGGCATACTCGCCTTGTGTAAGATTTACTACTCCAGTAAAATCTTTTATATAAGCATCATCATACCAAACTTCAGGTATCTTAGCTAAACTTTCTAAATCAATATCAAAACTTGCTGTCATACTATCTAAACTTTTCCCGGAATAGCTAGTATGAAAAACAATACCTAAATCTGCTTGTTGAATTTGCTGAGCTAGTTCCATATTTTTTGGAACAGCATAAGTTATTGTATTTGGCTTAAATGCAACATATGGCTCGCCTTTGTATTGTATTGTTTTTAAATCTCCTTTAGTCCAAAGTAAATCACCTTGTAAAATATTTTTTATACCTAATTTTTGTAAACTATTAAAAGCTACAACTAACTTATCTCTTAATCCTTGCTTACTTGTATCTCTTGCATCTGGATGATTTATTGTAATATCTTCTATACTTTTATTAAGCTTTGCGTCTTTATTAAATGCACTTTTTGTAGCAACAAAAAACTTGCCATCACTTGGATCAATACCACACACAATTGCCGGTGAGCCATCCCACTTTATAGTTACATTGAATTTTTTAGTACTTGATGTTTTTGCTAGATCAGTAAGGTTTCGTAAAAATGCGACAGCTTTTAAGGCACCTGCTTTACCTTGAAATAATGCCAAATCTTCTAAATGTGTAAGATGTAAATTTGGATCTTCGTTTAATAGATCATTAGCTTTCATTGTTTTTGGACTCTTTTACCTTTTTTATTCCACGCTCAAATTTCTTTGGATCTGCTGTCTTTATGCTATTAACAAATCTCTTTACCAGGTCTTCTGCAACTGCTTCATCGTATGATTCATAGATCATTTTAGTAATGTTTATAGCAGATGATATAACGTGGCCAGCACGAGTCTCAACTAAATTATTCATACTACTAGTAGGAACTACTCTACTAATTTCTTCTAATATGGTACGTGTGTGTTTTTTCATAGATCACCTTTGCCTTATGAAATATTTATTACATTTCGTTGTAATTTTAAACACATTTATTGAGTATTATCGAAAGTTTGTCGCTGTGATTTTAATAAATCACGCAATCCTTTAGTAATTTCTGTCTTTTCTGCTACTATAGACGACTCCGATTTATCAATTACTATTGAAGATCTCTTCTTAATTGATTGTACTAATGCATCTGAAGTTGATGGTAATATATTATCATCGTCTTCATTTAAGTCTGTAATTCTTAATTTATCTATATCAAATGCTAAATCAATCTTACTTCCAACTCCACCTGATGATCTAGTTTTAATTAATTGTATTTGATACCTTCCTCGTTCACGCATAGCTCTACTTGTAAAAATACCAATCAAATTATCTGCTGTATTAATTTTACTAATACCACCTGCTATATGACTTTGATCATACTCAACTTCTTCAATTGCACCTCTATTAAGCTGTGATGCTGTTACTAAGACTACTTGTTGCTCTACTGCAAAATTTCTTAATTCTTCTGATATAAATTTATCTTTAATAAACAATTCTGTTGGTGAAATTTTCTTACTAATTGGCATCATTAAGTCAAGATAATCTACTAATATAACGTCTGGTTTTATACCTTTTTGTATAGTATATTCTTTAACAAATGCACGTAAATCATTAGTAGTTAATCCAGATGACATATACTTAACTTGGAATTTACCTGATTTGGTTTTTTCTAATCTAACTGCTAAATCAACATCATCAATTTTTTTAAATATTTCAGTAGTTGGCGTACCAGTTATCATTGCATCTAACCTCATTGCACTTAATTCTTCACTTAATTCAAATGTAAAATATAAAACATTAAGCCCTGTACCTATCCAATTTAATGCCAAGTTTTGTAAAAATAATGATTTACCAGCACCCGTTGAACCTGCAAAAATAGTAAGTTCACCTTTGTTGAATCCACCATAAAGCTTTTTATCTAACATAGACCAACCAGTCTTAATTGTTCCATTATTATTTTTAAGTGCTAATAATCTTCCTTTTGGATCTTCAAAATAATCTGTACCTAGATCTTTTGTTAATCCTATTCTTACTGCTTCTTTAATTTTTTCTTCAACTGGACCGTAATCGCCTTTTTCAAGCAAATCAGCTGAATCAATAATTGCTCTTTCTAATGCTTTGTGCCTACAAAATGTTTCAAACTCATCTAAAAACCAATTCTTCTGTGTGTCATCAATATTTGGTACTGGCGTTAATTCAATTTGACATTTAGCTTTTACTTGATCAACAGTTGGCAAAGCTTGATATTTTTCTGCGTGGTCAACAAACATCGAAACTGTATCAAAATATTTCTTACTAAAATAAACTGGACTAATTATATTTCGAGCTCTAACAAATAATTCAGGATCAGTTATCATAAACTCTAAAAATAACTTTTGTAAGTCAGTTGTGTATACTGTTGGTGTTGACATTAATTTATTATACTTTATTCATTTTGATTTTGCAAGTATTTCCAACATATTGGAAATTCCTTATTACATATTTTAGAAATTTTATTAGCAATTTGCCTAGTTTCCAATTGAGTATCTTTTGCACATCTTAAATTACATACTCTAGCAAATGCATATAAACTTCCTGACCAATACCACTCGGTCATCATAGCTTGTGGTAAAATTGCTCTTGCCTGCTCGGGTGCTACACCGCTTTCAATTAATTGATTATACACAATTTTACATTTTTTAAAAGCCATTGCTACTCTTCCTGATAAATTTCGATTAAGTTTTATTTCACCATCTGAACCTTGCTTTGAATTGATTGGTTTACCTCTCCAAGTATCTATTTCAAATAATTCAGGTGGAAAAGCTACATAACGTCTACTAACTTCGTTCCAACTTAATCCAACTTGGTGTTTAACTAATTGTCTTGCAACAAATACAGGAGCCTTAATTCTAAATTGCAATGATGCGTGTGCAAATGGTGACCAGTGATTATGTTTTGCCAAAAATGCAATTAACTTTTCATCTTTATCATCAAATTTGTTTTTATAACCAGCATAAGAAACCCGAGCGGCATTTACAACCGTTAGGTCTGTTCCCATCTTATCAACTAATTCAACTTTCATTAGTATGTCTTTACAATTTTATCTGCAATTCCGTGTTTAACAGCTTCTTTGGCCGACAACCAAACGTCTTCAGGTGGTAATAAAAGTTGCCTAATTTTCTTTTCAGTTAATCCTGTACATTTCTTATAATGATCTAAAAGTCGTTTCGAAGACATTTCAAATTCTCTTACTCTAGCATATAATTCGTGTTCTTTACCTGCTGAACCCCAACTATATTGGTGAGACAATATTGAAGTATTTGGTGTTAATACTCTACGACCTTTATGACCACTCATAAACAATAATAATCCACAACTTGCAATTAATCCTAATCCAATTGTTTTAACTGGAATTACTGATCCTTTAATTGTATCAATTAAAGCAAATGCACTATGAACATCACCACCAGGTGAATTTATAATTAAAGTAATTTCGTTTGGTCGTAATTTTTGTGGCAGTAAATTCTTTTCAATAATTGTACTAATTACTGGTTTGGTTGTTTGACTATCAAATGTATCACTAAAATAAATGTATCCTTGATCATACATAACCATACCTGGCGCGATTGGTGGGGATGGTAGTGATGGTTTTTGATTCTTATCTTTTTCTTTATCTAAAATTTCTTTAACCATTTATTGCGGCTCCTATTTTTTTTAAAACTTTAATTTTTGCTACGTTACCTATAGCACCGTTAATAACAGATTGTACTGTATACAATCTACCATATGTATTTACTGCTTCTGCACAATCCTTAATATGTTTTTCCCATTGTGGGAAGCTCACTAACCAATTATTTTCAATAGCAACGTCAACTAAATTTCCGCCTGATTTATCTCTATCTGGACATATAATAACTGTTTTACCAACACTATTAATTAAGTCAATTTGTCCTTGTGTAAGTTTATTACCTAACGAACTTACTGAATCAATTGCAAGTGCATCTAAAACACCTTCTGTTATTATAATATATTTTCTATCTTTATACAAGTTATCAAAATTATAAATGTATCCAGGTTGTACTACTGAATAATATTTTGGAACATTCTCATATTCTTTTATAATTCTAGCTGTGTATCCTACTAATTTTTTATGAGCATAAAAAGGAATAATTACTCTTTCATTAAGTCTCATATAAGGATCAGTAGTCCAATAAAATTTATTATAAAAATCTAAAGATCTATCTATCAAATACTTGTACACAAATAAAGCATTAGATGGTGGATTATAACTATTAATTACTTCACTCAATAATTTTGTACCAGTTGGTAATTGTTTTTCTTCGAATTCATTTACATATTGAATAGTTTTATTAGTTATTACAGTATCATCTTTTTCTTTCATTGCCAAAAACTGTAATTCTTTTACTTTTGTTTCTGGTACTCCTATATTAACTAATAAGTCACGCATTTTACGTCCTATTAATCTACCTGGTGTATACGATGCTTTGTAACCACAATTAAAACAATGATAACTTGAAACCTCACTAAACTTAAACCCACCTCTATGCCTATTATCATTACGAGTATGTCCTTGTGTCATACACATTGGACAATTAATAGTGTGCCATCCCGATGGTGTTTTTTTATGTTTACCACCAATAAATGCTAATATTGTAGATTGTAAGTTCATTAAATTTATTATACGTGAAAGCAATCAAAAAGTCAATTAAATTAAGCTTTATATAAATTAGCACCAACTTCATATGTTGTTAATTTAAACCTATTTGTGGCAATCTCAGCCTTGGCTATTTCATCAACAATTTCATTAAAATTTATTCTCTTTTCAAGTGCAAATTTCCAAATAGTTTCTACTCTTTGTCCAGTAGTTTCTATTAATTTAAAATTCTGTTCCATAGTACGTTGTTGACCATTACATCCTTCAGCAATCAGACTATTTCCAACTTTTGTAATGCTAGATGGAATCAAATGAATTCCAGCTTGATATAATCTTCCAAGAGCAGATTCATCAATACAGGCTTCATTAAAACTAATAACAACTTTTGGTTTCATATTAACAATTTCTATAGCTCGTTCATCAGTAATAAATTTATTTGTAACAAAAACAACACCTTCTGGATTAAATGTTAAATCAATATGGTAATATTTAAAAAATTGATTAAAGCTATCATCATAATTATAATCAAAACTTACTGATAATACATTTTTTCCTAATGCTTTTTTTGTTGCTAGTATTGTGTGAAGTAAACTTGTATAATCACCTTCACAAGTACCTATTTCTTCAGGCCAGGTTATTTCTTTTAATTTTTTATAAAAATTTTCTGATAAATCTGTTGATGGATATGCTTTATAATTAAAATGTTTCATCATATGATTAATAAAGCTTAGAAATTGCTTTTCAACAGGGAAACTTCCTTCGGGAAATTCATTTGCAATTACTAATGATGCACTATTAAATACACGACCAAGTAGTACCTGTTTAGAATGATCTGTATATGCTATAGCTAAAGCACGTTTGGTAAAGTCTTCTTCATTAATAAATTTTTCAAAAGACAATCGTATTATTTTAGATTCATTTTGATTTACTTTATTATGAGAACAAAGAATAAAACATTTTTTGTAACCTGGTTCTATGTGTTTATGTATTTCATCAAACATTAATTTCTTAATAGCATTTGATCAAAAGTTCCTGTATTTCCAGTGGCCGATTTCCATCTTACTCTAATCCATCTAATACTTGAACTAAACTGATATGGATTAATTCCCGATTCATCGGTAAATTCTGTCTCAGTACCACTCATACCTTGAATAGGTATCACGAACCAATCATCATCATTTGAACTAGCAGTATCATCTAAGTTACCTTCTACTCTTACATTACCACTCCAATCAGTTGTATAAATTGCTATTGTATGATTTCTTGATGTAAGATTTTGTTCTGATGAACCTGATACATTATTACTGTAAGTATAGGTATTTCTAACGGTCCAAGTATTTGCAACCTGTGTTGGCCTTGTTATTGGAAAAGGATCACCTTTAACTTCAACTACTCCTACGGCATCACCGGCTCTATCTGTATGAACTAATATTTTTGCACCTGCTGAATCTTGTACGTATGATGAAAAATGATAGAACCCTGGTGCTATAGTATATAATTCATCAGTTAAAATAGTTGTTGTAGTCTTGCCTCTCGTCATATCAGTAATTGTTAATTGCTTTGCTAATAAGGTTTCGTTTGTTTCTATATCTGTCATATTAAAGTATGCAGACTGATCTGTTAAGTCATACGGCTTATTATCAGAATTAACTAGATTAAAATATATCTTGTTATCTGTTCCTGAATATAGTAATATAGTTTTGTCATACATTGGCATACTACTATTTAACGAAGTTGGTACCGCTAATGTATAACTATTATCTAAGATATATACTGTATATGGATTGGACATATTAATATTTATGGAATACGCAGAGTTACAAGAAAAATTTCCGTTTTTAAGCTGTATTAAACACAGCAACAACGAATATGTGGGTATTTTACTTAACTCAGACCAATACGTTACCTCTATCTATGTTTATGATCAAATACAAGACTATAAGAAAAAAGAACTTTTTTTAGAACTAGGAGAAGTTTGGTGGTGGGAGTCTAACAGAACTATTCCTATTAATATTTTCTTAAACAGAGAATTTGAACAATTTAAAGGTTATATAAAAACATTTACAAGCAAAGATATTGAGTTTATTTTTGGCCCGCAAACAAGTTTAAATAACGTTTTGAAAAAAAGAATTATAAGGCGTAATATTAGCTTAATTAAGAAAAATAATGAATAACCAGCAATTTATAAAGATTAAAAGCATTTTAAGGGTCATACAGCGGGGTTAACGCCACCATATGGGGTCTTAGTACCCCCGGAAATTTGTAAATACATAAATATAGTATATTAAATTAGGAGATTAAAAAATGGCAGTATTAGGACCTACAAGAACTACAGGTTTACAAGCAACGGTTGGTACAGTTTATTCACCAGGCGCAAATGTTTTTAAAGTAATAATTCAAAATGTAAGTAATGCGGCAATAGACTTAAGAGCAGAAGATGATGCTATTGGCGAAGCAGTTGAACAAGTATTAATGGAAATGAATGCGTTAGCATATCATACTACAAATGATACATCTGGTACAATAACAGTTGTTATGGATAAAAAAGTAACAGCTGATGACTTACAACATAGAATTAGAGGTTTAGGAACAACAGTTGGACCGAATAATATTGATGTTACTGGTAGTGACGTCACAGGCGCAAGTACAGTAGTTGCAACTTAATTTATAATTTCATTACAAATTAAATTCATCTGCACGATAATGGCGTGAGCGTATGCTATTGCGTGGGCTTTTTTGAAGAAATAAGACCTATCAGTAGGCTTAACCCATACTTCATTTTTTATTGTTTCCCAACTCTTTCCTAACAGATATCTTTTTGCTGGTCTTATGATCGCTAATACCATTGCTAGTTGTTCTATACTCTTTGGTTGCATTGTTTTTAATATCGAGCTATGCTCTCCTACGTGAAACAATTGACTGCTGAATTCTTGTGCTGTAAGCAATTCCCATAGTGGCTCCTGGTTTAAAAGTTCTACTAAATGCTTCTCATCTTTTACACCATTGTAAATTGATACATTTAGAATATCTAATTTAAAATATCCTCTTGCTTCTGCTTCCTTATACTCAATATTAGATACACCAAGTATTGGATTAATAGGAATGTCAGTACAGTATACACCTGTGTTGTGCTTCTTTAATCCATTCTTATCTTTAATACTTGCAGGTATATGTTTCAATAACTTTAAAAGTTTATCTCTATTACCTGTATCTATATCTATATCTGTTTTAGCAATATTCATTATTATAATCCAGCCGCCTTTGTTATATTAATTACAAACTGTACATCCTCGGGACTATCTTTAAATCTATTAGCCCAAGGCCCTGGTGAAACATACTCTTCAATCATTGTCATTTGTTCAGATGATAATTTTTCTAATAAATTCATACCACCTTTACTATTATAAAGCACCCAAGGACTAATTTTACCAGCTCTAATCATATGTATTGCTCGTGGTACCGATATTTCATTAAAAAAATTAGTCCATTCAGAATTTGTATCTTTTGCCCAACGTTGAATAGATAATATAGTTCTTTCAGTAGCTTTACTAACACTTTCTTTAACATTAAATTCTTTAATGTATTGTTCATATATTTCATCAGTTGACCATCTATCAACTCTAACTCTATTTTTTAATAACCACTCAATGTAATGCTCTACTGAAGCAATATAAACTCCTGCAACATAATTTGCAAACTTGACAAATGCTGTATAATATTTGCTTTCCATAAAATCTTCATATGTTCTTTCATTTTTCATAGTAGTACTACTAATACGAAAAAAATGCTGATAACATCTTAAAGCTAATTGCACGTTTGTATCTTTTCTATTATTCCATCTTCTTTTTGGTTCACAGAGATGTGCAACTAATGTGCTTTCATTAGTAAAAGACTTTTCACAAAATTTACATTTATAGATCATTTCATTAATAACTTAATTTCTTTATCATCAAGTCCTGCATCGCGAGCCAATTGCTTTATTTCATCTTTATCTAAAAGAGTTGAAAGTAATTCTATCTCATCATTCTTATAATTTGAATACAACGATTGTAAAAATTCAAATCTCTTTGTTTTTTTACCTTTACCTTTTGGTGCTTTGATCCAAGGATGAAACATTTTTTTACCAACCCCACATAAACACAATAACTTCCAAAATAATACACTATCACCTAGATGTTTTTGTAAAATAGAAAAATCTTTATTACAAAACTCATTAACATTTTGAATATATGTTTCTTGTAATATTTTAGAAGCTTTTATACTACTAGCAAATCGCATAGCTACATATGGTGAAAATGATTTTTTAAGCTCACTATCTAATTTTTCATACCAGTCTTTTGAACCAGTATCTAAATTGTATAACATTTGATTTAAATTAATACTTGGCTTTATCATAATATACTTCCTGCATCAAATTGATCAGGTATTTGATTTGTTTCTTTTGCAAAGAATACACAAGGTGGATTAGGACCATCACTTATTGGAACAGCAATAATATGTCCGTGTTTTAGTTTTGGAAAATACCATTTAACTTCTTGAAACACATTTATAATTTTTACTTCTGATGATTGTATCATTTTATGTGTAAGTGGATTAATTACTAAAACTTCAAAACCTCTATCATTTAAACTTGTTAGTGGCACCATTTCACATAGTCCTAATTCTCTTTCTACAATTAAGATGCTCCAATCAATTGGCATCTGTACAGTATTTGTGCCAACTTCCATAATCATACTTGGAGCATTAAACGTCTCCATAAAAATTAATGGTACAAAAAAGAAATCTATGTTCTTTGGATTATTAGTATCTAAAACACAATACTGAATGCCTTCATCAATCTCAGGAACTTTATCTAAATTATATGTACTATTTTCTGTTGTTAATATTTTCATTACATTTTTACTTTACTTACAGTATACGGGTATTTGGCTTCTTTGTAAAACCTTTTTCTTGCTGTTAAATGTCTTTTTGAATACTTACAACTAGATGTAATATCCCAAATCTGTACATAATTTTTATCTTCTGCTTTTCTAATGCCTCTACCAATACTTTGTATTACTCTTACAAAACTTTTTCCAGGCTCTACAAGTACTAAATTAAAAATTCTTGGTAAGTTTATACCCACAGATGCTACTCCATACGTCGCAATAATAACTTTATATTGCTCAGTCGCTACTTCTGAATATTCTTCTTCTCTTTGTTCTAGTTTAGTCTTACCTTGTATAAAAACTGATCCAGGAACTTCTTCTTGTAATAATTCTCCTGATTTAATTCTATCAACTAATATTAATGTATTTCCACCTGATCTAACTTCTTCAACTAACCTTCCTATAAATCCTAATCTTAACTTAAACGTTGTAAGATATGTTAATTCTTCTGGATACGACCTAAAAGTTTGAAAATCTTGTGTTTGTATAATATTCACGTGACATTGTGCTAATACACCTTTTTCTTGCAACTCTCTTGCTGATAGCTGATTTATAACTGAACCCAATGACGCTATTAGACTTGTTGTTTCATAATCTTCTTTAGGTATTGTTCCTGTTAATCCCCACCTTATTGGAATATGTGCAAATGGTCCTGTTAATAAAGTTTTAAGTATATCTGCTTTTGCCATATGTACTTCATCTACTATTACACATACAACATCTTTTATAAATTCATCTAAAGGAAACTCAGCTTCTGCTTTTTTAGTTTTTTTATGTAAAATATTTAAACTTTGCCAAGTGCAAATAGTGTGTTTATGTCCTAGCTCTTTTCTTTCGCCAAAATACACACCAACATCTAACCCGCAAGTAATATAATCTTCTTCTGTTTGCCCAACTAAACTTTTATTAGGTACAATTACAATAGTTCTGCCATATGCTTCACACATTTTTGATAGCACGGCTGTTATAATTGTTTTACCAGCACCAGTGGCAATTTCTTGCAAACTTTGTGGGACAGCAATAAATTCATTTATAACTTTAACTTGATAATCTCTAAGAATAATTGACTGGCCTGCACAAGGATGATTCTTAGGCCAATTAATACCTGACAAATAAGATTCATTAATAGTTTCAAACTTTAGATCATATTCTTTTCTATTATCTTTAATTTCTATATCATAATCTTGGTCTTCAAGTATTGGTAAAATTCTATCAAGTAAATTTAAATATGTTCTTCCACCAATATCACAGAAACGTATATTTCCATCCCATCGGCCTAACTTATATGCTGGTAAATGGTATGCATATGGTACAAAATATTTTAATTTATCGGAAATTTTTCTACGAGTTACTACATCTAAATTTTCAAACTTGACATTGACTTCATCTTTAATATGCAGTATGCATTTATTCATTTCTTATTATACAACTAAGACTATTTTTTTGCAAATAATTCTGCATCATCTAGCCCAGCCACCCTTAATTTTACAATATTATTAATTTGGAATTGTTTGGCATCAATGGCTTTAAGTAAACCTAAAAACTTATTTCTCAATAAAGCAAATTCATTTACTAAATTACTCATACTAACAACATCATCTTCACCATCAATATAATTTTTAACATCATTAGATGTTAAAGCTCTAGCATAATTTTCAAGAAATTTTTTGTAATGTTTACTTCGGACTTTTCTTAATTGTATATTAAGAAACTCTAATATAGCTTCTATTACTTGTAATTGATTAAATCTATGTTCAACTATACCAGGTACATTTTTTGCATTTCGTTCAATGTTACCTGTTAAACCACATTCAACTCTAGCTTCTTCTAATTGATTTTCATAATATTCTATACAATCTGGAATTTTACTAAGGTTGTTCGAAACTTGACCATACCATTTTGCTGACATTAATAAGCCTCGTCGTTGTAAGCAGATCCTTCTTCATCCTCTGATTCTTCTAAATCATCATAATGTTCTGTTATTGCTTCTTCTAAATAATCATCATTTCCCTTAAACTCTTCTAATGCTTGGTCATCTAACCCGTGATCATCTAATAATGTTACATAAGCTCTCGCGGCTTCAAGTCTATCTTTTGCAGGGATGTATTCAACAATTTTTTGCCAAGCTTCAAGTAGCATCGCTACCTCCGACTGATTCATCATCTATTATTGCTCCTAGTGGTTGTTTGATTTTATTTATGTTTTGAGAATCATCGGTAACGGTATCTGTAAACTCAGCCATAACTAAATCTAATTGCTCACTAGTCCATTGTTTTCTATAATGTAAATGCTCTTTACCAAATCTATCAACATATTTTAATCTGTTTCCTTGTTTAACAAGTATATTTTTCTTTTCAAACAATTCAATTAACCCACTATATGGGTCCATTCCAGCTTCATATGGTATTTTAACTTGTACTGCTTCAAACGGTTTATTAAATCTTGATTTCATAACTTTACAAGCAGATCTAATACCAGTTACATCAGTTATTTTATTACCTTCTTCATCTTCTTTTAATTTTAATTTTTTCATTGCAATTACAATCGATGACGCATACATAAATCCTTGTCCTCCAGATATTTTATCATCTGGATCAAACATATCTTGTGATGCGTATGTATGATTGGTTGCTACTAATCCTATATTCAAACTACCAATTAAATTAACTGTATTACGAATTAATGCTGTTAATGATTTAGCTTTTCGTCCTAAATCACCTTTCATTTCACCTTTTTCAAATTGTGCTCTATCAGTTGGTGTTAATAACATACCTAAACTGTCAACTACAAATAATATCTTTGGCTTGTCTGGTTTATCTACATAATCTTTTTTATAAGTTATAATAAAGTCACTAATAATTTTAGCAACATCATCTACCATTGCTACATTAATTCTTAATAATTTATCTGGTGCTGTATCAACTCCTAATGCTTTTAACCAGTCTTCGTGTAATGCATTTTCTGAATCCATTACTATACAAAATATACCTTTCTTTTGTGCATTGGCTACAAGATTACCTGACCCAACTAAACTTTTACCTGAACCAGATTCACCTGCTAACATTGTTACTCTTCCTAATGGAATTCCGTTATTAAAGTCTCCACTGATCAAATAATTTAAACAATAATTGCCAGTATCAATCCAGTCAGTAGGATCTGATTCAAAGCCAACAGAAATACCTTGTATACTTTTTGTTAAGCTTGTCCTAAACTTACTAACATCAAATGGTCTTACCATAATTTCTCCTATGTATTAAGGCTGTGAATTTCTCCACAGCCTTAATTATATACTATTGTTTATTCGCTTGTCTACTTCTAATCATCTGTAAAATATCATCTGCAGATACTTTAGAGCCTTGTGTAGTAGATGTTACTGGTGCAGGAGCGACAGCTGACGCTGTAACTGTTTCTGCAACTTTAACTTCAGCTTTAACAGGTTGAGGTTGAACTACTACTGCTTCAGTTTGTACAGGCGTTGCTTTTGGCGTTGCTTGTACTGGTACTGATTTTGTAGTTACAGTTGTTTTTGATGCCCCAACATTTAAGCCAGCCGGTTTATAGTACTGACCGAATCTAGCTGGATCATATAATTCACCATCAACTGATGCTTTAAACATCTCTTGAATAACGTTCTGAGTTTCTTGATCTGGTTTCTTAGGCAAATAGTCTGAAAGAGTATGCAATCCATATTGTTTAATTGCACCATTTTCTGACTCACTTAATGCCCTTGATTTAAAAGACCAGGTTGAAGTTGAATAATCAGCATAACCACCTTTTTGTGTTTTAGTTAATTTAAAATCTCTACCTTTTTCTAAATCCGTTGGTAGATCTTCCATTTCAGGATTCATTAATGCTGATCTTATAATATTGTAGATTGATGGATTTATAACAAATCTACGAACCGGATTTTCAGGTACAGTATCTTCATCTAACGTTGAATTAACTACGAAACCTTGAAAGATATAACTTCTTTTCTTCCAATATTTTCTACCCATATCTTCTAACGAAGAATCCTTAAACCACGTTCTTACTTCTGCAAGTACCGAACACGGTTCATTAAACATTTCCATACAAGGTACTTGTACCAATGTTGGTTTAGTATCTTGTTGTCCTTTAACTCCTGGAAATGGTAATTTAATCATTGCTCTTTCTTGCCAAAAGAAAGTATTTGATTTATCACCATCAGGTAGGAACCTCATTGTAGATGTTGTTCCTTCAGGAATATTCCAGAACGGAAATATTGCGTTATCTGAAACTGCTCCTCTATTAGAGTTTTTATTTTCTTGTGCCGCCAGTTTCTCGCGGATTTCTGCCAATGTAGCCATATTATTGCCTCCTTGTGTTAAGCCTATGTTTGCCTTTATTAGCCATTAATTGCCATAATGTATAAAATATATTAAACATTATATACACATTATATTTAGTTTTTATTTAAATGTCAAGTCTTTTTTCAATAGAAAGGAACCATAGCTTTTACACCTTAGGTTCCTTAATCCCGGGAGGGGCTTATAAACCAACTAGAACTTTTTCCTTATAAGAAATTATCTTATCACTATATTTGTTATAACTTTTTTCCAATAATTTCAAATGTTTTTCAGAATCAAGCTTTCCAGTGGTTGTTACTATCCACTTTAGCTCATCTATTTTATGAGCACCGTGTGGCATCTCTAATTCATTAATAACAAAGGCGTTTGTATCCATTGGTAAGTCCATATAATACTTAATATTATCTACTGAACTTGTATGTCCTTGACAAAAATAAAGACTTGGTTTACGAATATCATTTAATAGTAATCTATATCCTGCTGGTTCATATGGCGATAATTTATCTTTATCCATATCTATTGCGGCATCATTATGTAATGGAATATCTCTTCTTTGCTGTACTAGTTCTGCGTGATTACATTGTATTGGTAATTGATTAATTAAATCTATTATACCATATAACTGCTTTGGTAAATTAGGATTAATTNGAACCGTAGATGTACGCTCTAATCTTCTCATCCAAGATTTTCTAACTACTTTTGCATCAATCCAGTCTTCAGAATTTANAAATCCTTGTCCTAACAAGCAAACTATCCTCCATATTTTATGAGGATGCCTTTCAACATATTCACCGTGCTTTTGTTTTTTAGTACCATACAAATTAGTATGTACATCTGGTGGCCAAATATAATTCCTATCAGAAAATACTTGTAATTCTTCTAAGTCTAATTTTTGATATGGAATATCAATTGGCATAAAAGCAATATGATGATACTTGTCAAACGACTTATTCATTATTATTTGTTCCTTTAAAGTATTTAGTTACCCCAAGTAAACGTCTGTGTAATAGTAAAATTATCTGAACCATAACTGCCATTTATGCCATCACCATCTTGATCTGTTTCACCATATGTTAATGTTGTTTTTGATGGTGTTACTGACATTCCTGCACAACTTAATAATCCAGTCAACAATACTAGAACTAATATTATTTTAAAAATATTTGTTTGCATAATCTTTTCCTTTGTTAACTACTAATAAGTAGGTATAATTTACCGGACGAGACAATGCTACAACCATAAAGGTTATTAATGTTGTGTATATAATAGTGCCATACAATGTATTTTGAAAAAATGGTATTGCCATAGTATAACATAATAATAATCCTTCTACTGTTTTAGGATAATAATCATACATACTCCAAACAGCAAAATTTGTTATTATAAAAAATAATATAGATGACACAAAAGCCATAACTCCTAATTGTATATACTTCCTTCCAAAACGCATTGACCAATAACTTATTAATGTCGACAAACCTATTGTTCCATATACCCATAACATAAATGGATGGAAACCAATAACAATGTCTGCAATAAACATAGCCACCAATGGAACTGCCATTGCTAACCATTTGTCATTAACCATATACGGCGCAAATATTGCCGCGGCTAATATTGGTGTAAAGTTTGGTGGATGTGGAATTAATCTTCCCAAGGCAAGAACGCCTGAAATATATAAAAATGTTGTAATCGTTTTTATCATAATATCACCCCAACCTAGATTGTTTAATACGGTAATTATATTTTATTATGACACTAATATTTAATTATAACAGCGTCAGCCACTGTTAACTTTGCGTTGTAGAACTAGACTCTTCCTGGCCTTTATCCGACAGAGGACTATACTGGGTGGCTTTCGGACTTCAACTAAACGTTGTTACCGTTGCAGGAACAGTTAATGATTTACACATTATTTCCCACCATACTTCAGTATTAATACTAATATTTAGTATTAGCTTTAATTGTAATACTTTTTGCTTTAGTTGTCAAGCAACTTTACTTAAATGGATTTAAATTTTTAATAGCACTAGCAACTTTGTTTGTTGCACCACTTACTTTACTTTTTGCACCACTGACTGTGCTTTTAACTGTGCTTTTGGCTTTATCAGTTACTCCTGATACAGCACCTTTGACTTTACTTGTTGCACCACTAACTGTGCTTTTGGCTTTATCAGTTACTCCTGATACAGCGCCTTTTACTTTATTTTTTGCTTTACCAACTTTTTCAACTATCCTTAATTTTGGTATAGAAAATTTTGGTATAGAAATTTTAGGCATTTTAAACTTTGGTAATTGCATAATTTCTCCTTTAGGATTATTATTTGATACCCGCTAAATTTTGAATCCTTAATATAACTTTATCTAAATCTGTTGGTGCTGTTGCTTCACCATCAGTTGAAGCTGGAACTTCGTTTTCTGTGTTAGCTTCTTCTTTATTTTCACTTGATTCTGTGCCATCTAGTTCATCAGCAATTTTTTTCAACCAAGTTGGTTCTGATGGATTTCGATCTCCACCGCTGGCTACATCTCCATAACCAATACCATCAGCTTCTTTTCTAAGTTCTTGTGCAATTTGCACATCTGACTTGCCAGCAAATGATCCTTTTTCATCTTGAATATCTTGCATTACAGCATCTCTGTAATCTTCATAGTCTTGCATATCACCAAAATGTTCTGCATCAGCATCAGCTTGTGTAAACTCTTCTTCATCTTCTTTTGCGGCTTTCTTCATTGGTTCTATTTTATTACCGTCTTTATCTAAATCTAAGAAATCTGGTTTAGGTGCTTCTTCAACGTCAGACTCACTTTTCCAACCAATTTTATCTGCTTTTTTAAGATTTCTCCACTCTTTTGATAATTCATTATGTCGATCCCAAGATACTCCACGAGCACCTCTTTCAATTCCTTTTTCTTTTTTAAGCCAAGCATCATAGCTCATCGGTGTGTTTTCTGAACCAGAATCTTGACCTGTATAAGACATAACTGTTTTAAAATCTGCAGGATCTTCTGAAATTGAAGCTGGATTATAAATTCCTAATATTGTATCAAATGATTCATTTAATTCTCGAATTTCTCTAACTTCAGTGTTTGTTGTTTCTACTTTTTCAACTTCTTTTGGTTCTTTAATCACATCTAAAATTGCTGTAACAGTTTTAATATCTTCTACTGTTTCTTTTTCTTGGTCAAAACCTGATAACTTATCACTAATTCTTGATAAGAAAACTGAAATTTCATCATCTTTAACTCTACCTGCTAAATCAGATAATCTTAATGCGTGTTTAGTTCTAGGGTCTTTAAAGACTTGAATTTTTTCTGGATTAAATTCTTGTTGTGATGCAGTTCTAGGACCAAGTTCAACTGGATCATTTAATTTAGCTTGTACTCTTTTTCTTAAAGATTCTGTATCATTCATTTCTTCATCGTGTATTTCTTGTATCATTGGTAACAAGTCTGAAATTCTATTTTCAATATT